TGCCATCGTGGGCCGTGTCAGACCCTACCCACATGAACCTGTCGAACCCGGAGATGCCGGTACATCCACCGGTGGGCGAGAAGAGGAGTGGTCCGTAGACCACGTCACCGTTGTTGTCGAACTCGCCAACCCGGAAGCCCTTGTCTGTGGCGATACCTATGAACGAGCTGATGTAGCCGTAGATGGTATTGATCTTCTCGCCTGTCGGCATGACTGCCGTCGTGGTAGGCAGCACGATCTCCGTGGTGCCGGTGAAGTCGATAGAGAACTTGAAGATGTTCGACTGGGTGGAGTTCTTGCCCGAGATGTAGATAGCGGTAGGGCCTTCGGAGACCGAAGTCCACTTCCAGTTCGGGTCGGTGTGGGTGTAGCTGAAGCTGAAGTTCGGAGCGGTATCGATAGCAAGAGTGGCACCGGTGTTCAGCGGAGCGAAGTACACCTTGTTGTCTATCGCCACCACCACGCGGTTCTTCACGAACCCTATGGCACCCCCTGTGGGGGTGACTGTGAAGCTGAACATCTTGGTAGGCGCAGCTCCATCTACCCCGCTCCACACGCCATCTGTCATCAGGATGAGGCTGCGGTTACCCACACCGGTAAGGTCGAGTAGCGAGCCGACCGAGGCAAACGCGATGCCAGCAGAGCCAGCATCGTTCATAGTGTAGTAGTTGCCACCGTCCACCAGCCAGGCTGAGTCCACACCGCCCGAGCTGACGTAGCCCTGAACCTTGGCTATGGTGGACGAGAGCGTGACCTTACGGGTCACGTCACGGAGGAGAGAGAGCTGACCACCGGTCCACGGGTCGACTCCTAGAGAGTCGGCGTAGCGGAGATCGAACGCCCTGGTGTAAGGGTTCTGGATGTCGGGGTCCTGGTAGATCAGACCTGCACCACCAGAGAAGTTCTGCTGAGACCTGAGCCACCAGCCGTAGAGAGACTGCTCACCCGGCTCAGCAGAGGCGTCGTACTGCTGCTTGCGGATCTCAGCCATACCCTCGGTGTACGGCCACTGATCCCGGGTGGCCGACATGAACGGGATACCATCGAGAGCATAGTCGTAACGGTAGTCGGTGAGGTTGTAGTTACTTCCACCACCCGTGCCGAAGTTGCTGAGTTCGTAAGGTATCCGGTTGACGATGTCAGCCATAGGTCACGCCTCCCTGTACCATCCATGGATGTTGATGATGCCGCCAGCGATAAGGTCGGCGCCGTAGAGGTTGTTCTCTCCGTCACCATCCGAGTCGTCCACCCGCAGGCGGTCTATGATCGCACCCGTTCCACCGGTGAATGTCACAGCTTCGCCTCCACGGATGGTGGAGGCTCCGGTACCACCGTTGACCTTGATGGTTTCTCCGTGCAGGGTGAGCGACTGCCTCTGAGACCGGTCAGGGTTGGAGGGCAGCGTCACCGTGAGCGGCGTACCACCAGATCCACCAGAACCAGCGACGTTGACAGTAGAGTAGATGTCGACGAACACAATCTTGCCCAGCTTGTGGTAGTAGCCGGTGTTCGTAGAGAACGTAGCCGAACCCTCGTTAGCCCAGTTCGGAACGTACGTGGACCACGCGGTGGTAGCAGCAGAGATGGCGTTGGTGCTCAGGTTGCCAGCCTCGGTCATCGCCGCAACGATAGCGTTGGCCGGACTGACCCACTGCTGAAGGTTGCCGGTATAGCCTACGTTCGACCCGCCAACCTGGAAGACGGCACCAGAGGTGACACCAGGCTGAGCGATAGTGCCGCCCTTGTTGCCGAGGAACCGACCTGTGGACTGCACAGCGAACAGCGTGCTGGCCGTGTTGTCCGAGACGTTGAAGATGTCCACAGACGGTGAACCGGCAGCGGTCACCTTGAGCAACGTCTGACCGGAGGCGGTACCAGAGATGGCCACATGGCCATCGTTGAACACCGCTAGCCTTTCGGTGCCGCCTCCAGCGGCAGCTACCCTGATAGCCCTCTTGCTCGTTGAGGTATCAGGTGCCACGATGTCTGCTGCTACGAACGTGGTGGCGGAGGTAGGTGTAAGCGTGACCGTACCGCCAGCCAGGATCGCAGCCCTGTCGGTGGTGCCGTCGTTGTCTGTCACTCGGAACTTGTATGCGCTGTCGGCATCACCAGCGTTGCGGACAGACTTGATGTTGCCCGCGTTCTGGATGAACACCATAGTGTTCAGCGCAACCTCGTTGTCCTTGATCTCAAGGCGAGAAGCGTTCGGGTTGGTGGAGTCTCCGATGATCTGGGTGATGCCAGAACCGCCCACGTTGTAGAACGTTGCGTTCTGCATAGACCCCAGAGCCCGGACTAGCGTCTTGTTGCTGAGAGACTGTGAGTCAGACGTGCCCACCACAGCCCCTGAGACGCCGTGTACGCCACTCGCAGAGGCTTCGTGGGTCCTACTATCGGTGAAGTCCCGAGCGGAGCTTACATGGCGAACCACGGCTCCGGGGTTGTGGCTCGCGTTGGCCGTGCTATCGATACCCCGGACGATGGTGAGGGTGAGCGAGGCTACGTTGGTAACCTCGACCAGCTCCTCGGTAGCCGAGCCGTAGTCGAGGGCCAGGGTGTACGGCAGCGAGCCGGGGAAGCCGGTGGTGGCAGCCACTGTGATCGTGGTGCCAGAGCTGGTTACAGCGCCGGTAAGCGTGGTCGGCAGCGCGATAGAAGAGTAGTAACGAGAGTTGGCCATGTCTCCTCCAATCAGCCGTTGTAGGCTTGGTTGTTCTCGAACAGACGGAACAGACGGTCTCGCTCCTCTTGCAGCCTCCGCTGATACAGCGACAGGTAGTACTGAGCAGCCTGAGAACCAGCACCAGTCGGGACCAGAGGCGCACGCTCGGTCGCTTCGATCTGGGACTGCTGAAGACGAGCCGCTTCGTAGGCAGGGAGAAGGCGCCAACAGGCGCCGTACACGATCAGATCCAGATACCTGTCTGGGTAACCGGTCACCGTCTCGAAGTCGTCAGAGTTGTTGACCAGGATGTTGGGCTTCTTTGAGTAGGTCACCCGGATGTTACGGCCAGGGACGATGAAGTCCCTCATGATCTGAAGAGACTTGCCGGTGGGCGCAGGCGTAGGCTTAACTTGGCCAGCAGTAGTGGAAGCCTGAGGGTTGAAGCGCCACGAGGAGAGCGGGAACCATACGGCCGAAGGGCCGATGGTGTTCACATAGACTTTGTACACGTCTTCGACGTCGGCGGGGAGAGGATACTCGTAGCGTGCTGCAATCTTGGGGAACTCGTACTCCGAGAACACCCACAGGTCCGGGTATGTACCGTTGATCGTGTCGTTGATAGCCTCTTTGATGCGAGACCGAGGGTACATAGGGTCATCGGTAACCATAGTGTTCGTGGTGTGAGCAGAAGCGGCAGTGCCTTCAGCACCGCGACCAGCATGGCCACCACCGAACGAACCCATAACGGTGACCGTCCCTGAAGGGCGGTCGAACTTCTTGACGAGGATCAGTTCATCGTCAATCTCGACCAGGCCCCTAGAGACGTTGGTCACCGTGTCGGTGTCCACCTGGAAGGTGGCATCCGTGGCGCTCATATCAGCCACAAGGTACGAGATCGAAGCCTGATCCCTGGTGTAACCGAGAAGCTGCTGCTTGACTCGCGAGACAAGCTGATCGAAACTCGTAGCCATGATTCTCCTTCTTAGAGTTCAGCCCAGACGAGACTGATGTTCCACAGCGTGGCAACCAGACCGCTCAGGGATCGGATAACGATCCCCTCTCCAGGCACCAGGGTGAACGGAGGGAAGACAGCAGGGGCCGCAGCTATGTTCTGAAGTGTCGACGCACCAGAGTTGGTAGCTTCCACCGGTGCAGCGTTGAAGATCTGCGGGCCGAGAGTAACCGTAGGGTTGCCCGTTCGCAGCTCGCAGATAGAGGTAGGCATAGTGCTCTGGAACTCGGCTATAGCAGTCGAGTTGGTCTGGAGCGTACCGCCTGAAGCGGCGGTAGTTCTGAATCCGTTCATAGGCGCAGGCGTGAGAGATGCCGTAATGGCGAAGCTGCTGATGTATGCAGCTCCCACCGAAACGGTCTTGCCGGACCCGACGGGATTGAAGAGGCTGACAAAGTTGTTGGCCGCAACGACGCCGGGAACAGCGCCGATCGAGTAGACATACGCACCCTTGATGGAGGGGTTGGATGCCACAGAGGTGTAGAGCGGTGCTAGGGATGTGTTGTCTATGCTGATCGACTGCTGGCCCATCGGTGCTCCTAAGGATGTGGGGGGAAACTCCTTCTAGCTAGCCATGATCTTAACGGTGACAGTACCGGCGCCACCAGCGCCGGTGAGAGAGACTCGGTAGTACCTGAACGCCTTGCCGCTAGAGGTGGCAGTCCCCGTAAGGGCTGCCGTCAGAGCGAGCGTGGTTCCGGTGGACACCCAGGTAGTGTTGTCCAGCGAGCCCTCAAGGGTGAGCGTGCCGGTAAGTGTGGACGTACCCACAGCAACCAGCGTGCAGTTAGCGTGAGCCGAGCCACCGTCCATAGTTGAACCGGTAGCGTTGGTGGTCACCGCGTTCAGCGTGGTCGTGGCAACGAGCTGGCCGGTAGAGACCAGAAGTGCAGCACCAAGGTTGGGGTCGGGCACTGCGACATTGGCGGTGTTACCGCCCTGGGTAACCGTGATGGGAAGTGAGGTGGACACCGTCCCGATAGGGGTAAGTGCGCCTCCGTCGATTCTTACTGCTAGCTCAGCCATTCTCCGCCTCCTTCATAGCCTTGTCGACCTGCCAACGCTGTGTGCCGACAGGCTGCAACCCCTGACGGGTTGCAGATTCATAGTGGTCGAGGTCTTTGTCCCAAGTCTTCTGACGTGAGCCGTAGTCACCATTCACGTGAGGGGAGAGCTGGATGCCCTTGGCCCTCAGGCACTCACCGTAGGACGTGTGATCTCGGGTGGCGCAGGTTCCTGAACAGTTTGCACCCAGTACAGATGCAGTCTTCGAACGACCTGCCGCACTTCGGGCAACGCGCTTCACCGCTCACCGACCAATCCGATCGCATCGATCTTCTGCCACGGGATCAGAACGATCTCGGTCTGCGGGGAGGTGTGGATGTCCCACCGGAACTTGACGAAGGTCTCATCCCAGTCGAGTACCTCAAGGTTGGTGAGCGTCCGTCCACCCTTCTCCAGGTTGATCAGGGCGCCCTTCTTGAGGAGGCCCATGGGGGCCTCCGCTTTCTTCTGTACGGGTGGCATTAGTTCAGGTATCCTTCGGAGACTCGGAAGATGTCGGGACGGAAGACGTTGTGGGACTGAGCAGCGGTCTGTGCCCGCAGCGCCTGAGCCTGCACGGCAGAAGCCTGAGCAGGCATGGTGGATTGGATCGGCTTGGGCTTGCGTATCCCCTGGCCTACAGCCCGCTTAGAGGTGGACTGCATCCATGCGGGTATCTCATTCAGCATGGGCTCCACCCTGCCTGTAGATGTCCTGACGGTGGCTGTTGTGCTGAGAGCCAAGCTCAGCCTGCTTGAACGTAGCCATAGCCTGGAACACAACCTCATCCAGGATGCCTCGCTCGTTGTTCTCTGTGAACGTGCTGACCCCACCAGGGCCAGCGATCGTAGTCGGGAAGTCGGAGGTGTCGGTGTCCCGGTTGGGGAACTCGTCATCCTGCTCTTCGGTCTCGGGGTTCTTGTAGAGATCCATCAGCCCTTCTTCCTTCCCGCAGCAGACATCTTCGCCATCTTCTTGGCGCCGTACTTCTTACGTCCAGCAGCAGCGGCTATCGCTGCGCCCTTCTTACCTCCGCCAGCAGCCTTAGCGACAGCAGCGAATCGCCCACCCTGACCGAGGGGCGCCTTCTTGTTCGGCTTAGCCATGAGATCTCCTATGCAGGGGCGATTACGGTGACGGTTCCCGAGGAACCTCTGTACTTGAGTGCACCAGCTTCGGTGTAGATAATGCCACCACCCGTAGGGTTGGTAGAAGGCGGTGTAGCAGAGTTCTTCATCGAGAGGACAGGGCCCGAAGCCCCACCGAAGTCGGTAGACGTAGACCCGAACTGAACGCTGTTCGTCACGAACATAACCGCTCGGGTAACGATAGCTCCAGAGGAACCGATCTCGAAGGTAGCAGTACCACCAGAGTTCTTGAACTGAGCTATCGGTTGGGTCGCTGCTGCGACCCCCTGAACGACTAGGGCGATGTCGCCAGTGTTGAGCTGGCGTACTTCAAGCGAGCCCTGAGGAGTGTTGCCCACAGGGATTCGGATGCCAGTCTTGCCGTCAGACCGAACCGCGAAGTCGTCTGTGTTCACAGGGTCCGAGTTGCGGAGCACCATGAGAGAGCCGGTCGTAGGCCCTTCGGTGGCCGTGAGGAAGATTCCCTGAGCTGCCGTGCCTCCCTGCCCGTTTCGCTGTAGGTCGATGCTCACGGCAGCAGAGCCGGTATCAGCGGTAGCTCCAGCTCCAGGGTTCAGGTGGGCTATCTTGACGCTGCCTCGGTTCAGCTCGTGACCGGTGACGAACACAGTAGAGTTGTTCGGGTTGTCCGAGATCAGGTTCAGGGCTACCCCTCCAGGGGAGCCCGACGTTCCAGCCTGATAGATCGTAGCTGCGTGCTCTGTGGTGCTGGTCGTCTTGAGAAACGCAGACCGGACGGTCGAGTTGGTGTTGAACGACTGGGCGGTAAGGTCGCCTGTCATCGTGTCGCCAGACTTGGACACCTTGGTGCCCAGTCCGCTTGCGTTGGTGGTGATCCTGCCATCCTGGTCTACGAGTGCCGCGTTCAGCGGCACATCCCAGTTGGGTATGCCTGGCGTGATCGGGGTGTAGGTCACGAGCCGAAGCCTCCTTCTCCGAATCCGCCTTGGCCGAAGCCCTGGCCGGGAGCTAGTACGAAGTTGCTGCTGTCTGCTACGCCTGAGGCGATCAGATCTGCTTTGACCTGATCGCTCACAGGCCACTCGTATCCACCACGGAAGTAGTGGAGGCCAGCCGAAGAGGCTGGCCAGAAGGTAGTATCCTGTGCGTTCGGGTTGACCGGCAGGTTAGTTGCGCCTATCTCATCTGTGTATGCGCCGTACCTGGTAGTCACATAAACGCCAGGGGAAACTTCTTGAACCGAGAGTGCTCGATTCATGCGGAACCGCTCCATAAGCGGGTTCCATGCGAAGGGAGCCTCCGCAACGGTTGGAGTCGTGAAGATCCATGTAGCCACGGAGGCTCCTTTCAGATCACTGCGAGTACAGCGTGAACCACTGCGTGCCGTCGGAGATGAACCCCGCTCGGCCGGTGACGCCACCGACGGTACCGGCGGTCATCGCGAACGTGGTGGAACCGTTGATGGTCTCCGAAGCGTTACCGTCCACCGTCAGCACACCTGTGTTCTGACAGATGATGCGGTACGTACGACCCGGCTGAGTCGTAGCAACGGCAGGCAGGTTGACCGTCTTGGTTGCAGAGTTCGTGTAGATAACCACGAAGTCGTTCGCTGTGAGCGTGTCGGTCGTAGCCGCAGACGTGCGAACAGTATATGAAGCATTGTCAAACCCAGACATCTATCCTCCTTAAGGAAGAGGGGCCCCGAAGGGCCCCTTCTCGATCAGACAGTCGGGCGGGCCGTCGAGGACGTCTGCGCGACGATAAGGGACTCGGGACGGTACAGGCTCCAACCAGCGACACCGTACCAGCCGAGCGGCTGGAAGCGGGTGAGCTTGTCGACGACCGGACCGCGGACCGTGTGGAACTCTTCCGCAACCGCCTCAGCAAGGGCCTGCTGGCCCGTGTAGTAGGTGTTGTACACGCGGACCTGGTTGGCACCAGCACCGGCACCCGACTGCACGTTCTGCGCACGCGGGGTCTCGATGTAGCAGGCACCCTCGTACTCGCCAAGCTCGGCGGCCCAGATGTTACCGGGAGCAGAGTACTCGTGCGGCTGACGCCACGACCCAGCGCCGGTTTCACGCTTGAGGTCGAAGGACGCCTGCGGGTGCACGTAGGCGGTGTAGTACGAGCCCTTGTTCGGGTGGACCTTGTTGGTGCGGAGCTGGGTGACAGAGAACCGGGCGATGTCCGAGGACAGCGTCGAGTTACCAGCCGAGCCAGACGTACCGATAGAGGTCAGAGCAACCGGGTTGGTCGGCGTAGAGCCGAAGCCGTAGCCGAGAGCACCGGTCGTACCGTCACGACGGACGGTCTGAGTACCACCAGCAAGGACGTTCTGAACCAGAAGATCGATAGAGTCGATCAGGTTCCACGCCACCTGGTTGACGAGACTAGCGGTCACGTCGGTGAAGCTGAACAGGTCCAGCTTGTTGGAGACGAGGATAGCGTTACCATACTCGTTGAGCGTCACAGAGACCGTGGTCGGGTTACCGGCCGCGACAGCGTCCGGGTCGACAAGCTCGTTGAGCGGGGTGATAGCCTGAGCGAGATCCTGGTACAGAGAGAACACAACCGAGCTACCAGGCATAGCCTGCTGGACCGGTCGCTTGTCCGCAACCATGCGGAACGTAGGCTGGGCACGCAGCGCGAACTCAAGAGCGCGGTCATACGCGGTCTGGACGAGGTTCGCGAGTGCAGCGGTACCCGTAAAGGCGTTAGCCATTTGTCACTCCCTTGTTATTACATGCGGTTCATTCGATCGAATGCCGCAATGATGTCGTTGATGTCAGAAGCGTTGCCGACAGAAGCCTGAGCAGCCTCGAAGTTACCCGTCGGAGTACCTTCCTGCCCCGCTTCAGTCATACGCTGATACTGCGCCTGCATCGACGCGGGAAGCGTCGGTTCAACAGCGGCAGCTCCATCGACAACGGGCGGGGTTCCGCCCTGGTTGTCACCTCCGAAGACGCCCCGCATGGACTCAACCCATGCCTTGGCCTTCTCCGGATCGGCCTCCCCGGTGTACAGCGAAGCTGCACCAGGAACGCCCAGGTCCTCGAAAACGGTATGCACCTTCTGCTTCTCTTCCCTCTCCAGGAAGCCCGTCAGCTTCGAGGTAAGGTCGTCGATCTGCTTCTTCTGTGCAGCGTACGCTTCACGCAGCGCCTTAGGGCCGTTCAGTTCGCTGTCGTTGCCCAGGTTGCCAGCGTCGTCGTTTCCATCGAAACCCCAGTCGGTCATGAGACCCTCCCATAAAGGTAGTGACGCCATAGCACACACCATGGGGTGATGTGTGCACGCTCGTCGGTTGTGTTCTTCGTCCGGTCTTAGGTACATCACGAGGGGCCGGTTGATCCTCGCAACGGCTGACTCAGCAGGATTCGAACCTGCGACCTGTGCATTAACAGTGCACCGCTCTGCCGACTGAGCTATGAGTCATAGACGGCCCCGAAGGGCCGTTGCTTACTGTGCTCCACGAGACTGGGTGAGTCCACCAAGTCCCTTGGCCGATCCTGTTGAGCCTGCGAATGCGCCTCTCTCTTGAGAGAGGAGGCGCCTCTGCTTAGCCTGAGCTGCCGTACCGCCCGGCGTACCGAACGTTGCAGCCTCACCTTGCTTCTGATTCCACTCATCCCCGTAGTAGCCACCCAGGGCCTTCATGGTGTCAAGCTCACCAGCTATCTGCTGGTAACCCTGGCGTGCGGTGTCTGCCGAGATGCCCTCGGTTGCGAGCTGCTCCGCATAACCCTGATCGAACTGAAGGTTCTGACGAAGGGCCTCAGCGCCGATCTGAGCGGTTGCCGCAGCCTTCTGGAGGTAAGGCATAGCCTTGGTGGTATCAAGGAAGTAGGCGGTCATATGGGCGTCGTCTATGCCCATCTGGTTGAGAGCCGCACGGTATTGCGGGTTAGCCAGGATGGTCGCCTGCGATGCCAGGTCCACACGATTCTGAATCTCGGTCGGGGAGATGTTCTTCCCGATCCAGTTGTTGAAGTCGGCGGGCTGGTCGTAGAAGCCGGAAGGCATTCCGGCTGTCTGCATGATCTGCTTGTAGCTGGCTTCGGTGTTGAGGTAGTCGCCGGGAGACAGGACCGGAAGGCCTGCTGCCTTCCGTGCCTCATTGCCAGCAAACCGAGTCTTGTATTCCGGAGTGTCTTGCAGCTCGATCGAGATCGTGTCTGCCGACTCACCGTTCTTCACGTAGCCGTAGATCTTGTCAGCCAGGGAGCTGAGACCATACGAACCGAACAAGGACTTGAGCGCCATATAGGCATCTCTGTTCGTCCCTGTCAGCAGCTTCTCGTACTGCCCGGTATCCTCGTACACCTTGTTCTGCATGCCGGGAATCTTCTTGGCGATGCCAGCGTTCGTGGTGTTGAGAGTCTTGATCTGCACATCGTACTTAGCCTTCTGGGCTTTGTATCTGGCTACAGCCTGATGGTCCTTGGGGTTTGGCTTCTTGAGCTTGGACTCCTGATACTTGAGAAGAGTGATCTTCCGGGAGTTGCCAGCCTGCTGAGCCTTAGCCGCATCAAGCAGTTGCTGCGAGTTGGGCGGGGAGGCGCTGTGAGCTAGAGCCACAGACTCACGAAACGTGGGCAGCGCTGCCATAAGAGAACCTCCTTAGTACTTCATGCCGAAGTCGGACAGCACCTGGTGAGCAACCTGCATCAAGCTGTCTTGCGCGTTCTTGGTTTTCTTCCAGCGAGGATCTCCTCGCAGTTCGTTCTCGAACTGCCACAACGGCTTAGCCGTTCCCTGGCCGGTTGTCGGGTCCTTGTACTGGAGAGCCTTCTTGACCGTCGGGTCGAACAGGTTGATGCTGCCTCCAGGCAGCTCTAGAATCTGCTGCATAGAAGTGAGGTATGGGTTGGCCAGGTCTGCTACCGTCTGTCCAGCATCGATCTGCTTGGACCAGTTCGGGAACAGCGACTTGGACTGCTTTCTGATGTCTGACATGAAGTCCTGTTCGGCTCGAACTCCTCGCACGATGTTGCGAGAAGCCCCCGAATACCAGGTGTTTGACATCGTGACGCCCATGGTGTATGCGTAGTCATGCAGCTTAGCCTGTTCTTCTCCACCCTGACCGTTCCAGGTCCCGTGGTCGAAGTAGACGTGCTTACCCATCTCGTAGCGGAGCTGGTCATCAGACCAGCCCTTGGCGGCCACGTTGTAAGCCCAAGCGTTCAGCAGCTTCTTGGTCTGATCGCTGGCCTGGATGCCCAGCGTTCCTGCTAGCTGTTGCACGTGGATGTAAGCCGAACTGAACTGCTGCTTAGCTGTAGCGGGATCGCCGTAGGTCTTGGTGAGATAGTCTCGCTCCTGCTGGGAGTGACCCTTCCACCATTTGGTGTCGCGAATGGAAGCCTGGAACTTACTGGAAGACCACTGACCCTTGACCGCCTTGTCGAACAGCTTCTTCAGCTCGGGTACCGCATCGAAGAGGGACTGCACATAGCCGTAGCTTTCAGCTGTCTCGCCCTTGCTCATCGGTACCTGATTTCCTCCGGTCGATCCCGAGCTCCCGTCGCTCCCGCCGCTGCTGGAGCTACCACCGATAGAGCCACCACCAGACAGGCTGATCACGTTGTCCACGTAATGCCTGATCGTGGTGCTTCCGTCAGATCCCTGCTTGTTCGGGTTGGGTTGACCGGAGAACCACATAGAGGCGGCGCCTGCTGCGCCGTACTTCTTGTAGTACCCTCCAAGGATATGGCGAGCAACAGCATCCTGGGCAGAGGGGGAATCCCTGAACTGCTGCCACGTCATCGAGTAGCCGAGAGCGGCCTTGGTCCACGAAGGGATGTTAGCCTTCATCACCTGATAGGCGCCTACAGCGCCGATCGAGTTGACCACATGATAGTTGCCACCGGACTCTTCCTTACGGATGCCATAGAGGAGCTGATTGAGAGTTGTCATCGGCTTCTCCTTAGCTGGTGAGTCCCATATCCTTGAGGACCGTGTGGCCCACACTGAGAGCGCTGTTCTGTGCTTGGGTAGTTCCAGTCCAGCGAGGGTCGGAACGTAGCTTCTGTTCGAAGTCTGTGAGGGTGAGACCTGTAGGCTTACCATCAGAAGACAGGCCGTTGAGAGCAGCCTTGATGTTCGGATCAGAGAGCGTGATGTCGGTGTCTGGAATCTCAAGAGTCTGAGCCATCATCTGGGTGTAGGGTGACGCGATGTCCTTGACTGTCTGGCCGCCATCGATCTGCTGAGAGTAGGCCGGGTACATAGACTTCGCGTGATCTCGGATGAGCGACTCGTAGTCCTGAGTGGTGGACACCTTGCGAATCACTCGCTGCGCCTGGTTCTTGATTGTCTGGTCGTCCAGAGTCACACCCATGTTGGCCGCATACTCCTTCATGGTGAACTCGTGCATACCAGCCTCACCCTGGAGGGTGCCGTTCTTGGTGAAGTTCACGTACTGCCCAAGCAGGTTGCGTAGCCCGTCCTCGTCGAGTCCGGTCTTGAGTGCCGTCTCCACCAGAGACTTCATCTTCTTGGCGGGGATAGCAGCACCGACCTGACCTGCTAGCTGCTGGACCTTGACAGTCTCGGCGTCTACCATGGCATCCCATGTAGCAGGGTCTGTCTTCTGCGTGAGCTGCGCTTTGCGCATGGTCTCCGAGTTCTTCTTCCACCAGCCGGTGTCGCGGATAGCGGCTTGGAACTTGTCGGTGGTCCATGTCTCGTCGATAGCCTTGGTGAAGATGCCCTTCAGCTCTTTGTTGCCTTCGAGGAAGGCGTAGGTGAACCCGTAAGAGGACGCCAGCTCTTCTGGCGTCATCGTCTTCGTAGGGTCCGAATGATCCCCAGGATTCTGGTTCTCAGCCCACACGGAGTCGATGCGACGACCACCCATGAAGCGGTCCGCGTAGTAGCCCTGGGTGATATCGGTGACCTGCACGCCCTTGCCGGGGCGTGGGGACTCTATCATCTTCCCGCCACCCATATATATACCCACGTGGTCGGGACCAGGCTGAGTGTGGTTTGTGTCGAAGAAGACCAGGTCTCCCACTCGGAGACCGCTCATGTCCACAGCCTGACCTTGCGACCACATCGAGTAGCTGGTGCGGGGAAGGTTGATGCCGAACTTGGCAAAGCCCTGCTGGATGAGACCCGAGCAGTCGACACCGGTCTTAAGATCGTTGCCACCCCACCTGTAAGGGGTTCCTATGAACCCCTTCAGGTAGTTGACAATGTCGGACCCCATCACAGCCATCAGCCACCGCCTACCATCTGCATCAAAGCGTTGAAGTAAGTCGTACCGCCTTGGTACTTCCCGTATTCCTTCGTCTTCTCAACACCCTTGCCGAGCACCGTCTGACGAGCGGCGTCTGTGACGCCACCAGAGTGGACCACGTTGGACGCGCTCACCTCGCCCATGTCGTTGTAGGTGTCGGTGGTCGTCGTAGTCTCGGGATGCTCCTTCTCATACCCGTTGAGCGTAGCCTTGAAGGTGGCCAGCTCCTTATCGGTCGGTGCGCGACCGATCATCTGGGTGAGAGTCTGGGTGGCGATAGCCTGAACCTGCTCGGGGTTCGAGAGGTCGATAGCTGTCTGCGTACTCGTCTTGCTCTTCGGTCCGACGTACTTAACCTTCTCGCCTGTGGCCGAGTCGATCAGCCAGTCACCAGACTTGTAGGTTCCCATAGAACCGGCAGGCCGGTTGTAGGAATCCAGGATGTTGAACGGAGTCCAGTTGGTCTTCTGATCCTTACCCTGAGACTTGTTCAGAGTGATAGACATCTTGAGCAGGTCATCCCAAGCGCTCATAGCCTCAGGGAGTCCCATGTCGGCCGAAGCTCCGGGATACTTATACATGATCAGCTTGGCTACGAACTGCTTGTAGCGCTGAGGGTCGTTGGCGTACCACGTACCGGGCAGACTCTGAGCATCCTGGTACGTGGTGAACCCCGAGACTCTGCCGGTGTCATGTCCACGAGTGGGAGTGGAGCGCCCTAGCGCTCCTGCCCCAACCCACACAGAGTCAGTCGGAGTGGGCCCTGTATTCGAGAGCCCGCTCGACATCGTGCCAGCAGCCAACTGCTGAGGAGTCATTCCAGTGAGGGCGAGCGGGTTGTTTGAACTGCCCGAGCTGGAGGAACCAGAGCCGCTGGTAGTAGGGGCACCGTAAGTGCCCCCAGCTCCACCGCCTCCGCCTGTGTCCATGCGGAGTGCCATCCTGCCTCCCTACTGGAGATCGTCGTTGCTGAGGTATCGGTTGAACACCTTAGCGAACTGTACAGAGTTGTTCTTGAAGTACATCTGGTACTGACGCCACGCGTAACCCATGTCGGCAGCTTGGCCAGAGGGGTTGCCAGCCTGGTCGTAAGAGAGTTGCTGGAGTCCTCGTTGGCCGAGCATCTGCTTGAACTGGTTGCGGATGACCAAGTAGTCCTTGAGGACCTGAGCATCCTTGCGGAGCGGATCGTTCATGACCCGAGGGTCGGTCACCATCTTCTCCATGAACTGAATCCTGTTAGGGATAGCGTTTCGGTCCGTAGTCCCGAACGCCTTAGCCCACCCGGGGTTCTGTGCCGCAAGGTTGTTCACCAGGTTCTGCTTGGCCTGCTGGAATACCTGAGCACCGTTCTGCGTGTACGAAGTGAAGCCAGCCCTGATCAGTTCAGCATCAAGAGCTGTCGTCGTCTTCATGTACTGACTCCAGCCTTCTTGTGTACGCGAGTCGGCGATAGCCTCCTCGGCAGTAAGCCTGCGACGTACACGCTGTCCGCCGATCTCATCGTTCATCTGCTTGAGATAGACAGAGTTGGAGAAGGCGCCACCGTTGTACACATCACCAACAACCAGGGGAGCCATGTCGGGATCCTCAGCTATGAGGTCCCGGTACTTCTCCATCTGCTTATCGGCGGGGATCGAAGCTGCTATACCCATACTCTTAGTGAGCGAGGCGGTGAAGCCAGCATAGTCCTCACCGAACATAGAGAGGAACTGATCCTTGGCATTGAGCGGGTCGGCGGCCTGTAGGGCCTTGTACTGGTCCACGAAGAACTGGTACTTGGTTCCGGTCATCGGCGTGTTCTTAACGCTCACAGGGGACAGCCAGTCCGTCAGGGTCTGCAACCAGAGGAAGTTCTTAGCTTCCTTCTGGATGCCGTCCATGGTCGGAGGCTTGGCATGCCCGCCCGCCTTGAGCTGGTCGTAGTACTGAGCAGTCTTCATGTTGTAGATGTCGAGAACCGCCTGCTGGTACTTCTCGTTGTTCACGTCCTTGCCGACGAACGCGTTGTACGCGTCCGCCATGTACTTCGGGGTGAACAGATCGATCGTACTGTCAGACGGACCGTAAGGCAGAATCTTGGACCACTGAAGGAAGTCGCCCATAGCGGGCGACGTCTTGGCTAGCTGGTTACCAGCAACCTGAACGATCGGGCCAGAGCCCGGATCGAACCAAGGGTCACCAGGAAGGATGGTGTTGAGCGACGCCATGCGAATAGCGCCGTACTCCTTACCGCCAGGCTTAGCCCAGGGGGCCTTGAGGTGCAGCACCCTGTCCTTGAGAGGAACGAACTTCTTCTCGGTGACAGGCTTGCCGGTAGTCGGATCCATACGGGTGACAGTAGCGTACCCGTCAGTTCCGATGTGGTTGCCCTCTGCGTCGGTAACCAGGTTAGCCGCAACCGGAGCATTGTAGATCTTGCTCAGCTTGCTGAGCTGCTCCGGACGTTCGGCCACCAGGCCAGCCCACCTGTCCACGCCGTCGATGAACGGCTTGAAGAACGGGTAGACAAACCGCAGCCCTTGCGAGCCTACAGTGTTGGTCGGATCGTAAACGATCTGACTCATCTGCTTCTTGGCTCGACCAGCAGCCTTCTGGTTCATCTGCTCCCACTCGCGAGGAGTGATGGAGTCGGTGCCGAAGTTCTGCATCTTGTAGTGGTACTGCTGACGGATCAGGTTTTCCATCTCCGTCTGGTGAAGCTGCAAGAAGACAGGGTGCCTGGAGAGGACGTCCGCAGGGACGTCCGCCATCTGCTTCCAAGCCTTCTCGGTCTGGTTGTCCAGCCAGCGGTTCGCGGTCTCGTGAACCTTCAGCGAGCTGTGCTGCTTGATCTCCTCACCGTGAACGGTGGGGAACTCATCCTTGGTGAACGCTGCACGCAGGTCTGCTTCGGTGACCATCTCGTTGTTGGAGATCTTCGACTTGAGAACATCGTCCCCGAGATACTTGTCGATCATAAAGCGTACGTTGCGAGCGAACTGCGGCTTGTTCTGGTTCCAGGTTCCCATCTGCTGCATGTACTTGCGGCCGTCGGAAGTCTTGTTCATCCAGTTGAGCGCAGCCTTGTCGTCCATCCCGCCTGCGATCATACGGTGGAAGGGATCCTGTCGGATCTGCTTGTTCACCGCATCCAGCCACGAGTTCATGTGGCCAGGATCGTCGGGGGTGATGAGCTTGTAAGCACCAGTCTTCTCGGCGTGAGACCAGAACCTCTGCCTGTCGATCATCTCTCCACGGGTGAAGAGATTCTTCCAGGCGTTCTCAGAGCTGATCTGATCGCGAGGCACCGGGTTCTCCCACTCGGCGCTGAACGCCTGAGGAACCCTGTAGGTGGTAGCTCCGATCTTGTACTTGAAGTCACCATCGCCGAGACGCACACCCTTGGAGACCTCCGCCTTGCGGAGGATCTCACCAACGTAGTCGTGGTATTCGTCTACCACGTTCTGATGGTCATCCAGCCGCCCCCTAAGGGCGGCTATGTAGCCAGGGTCAGCATCTTCCTTCTTGAGTGCAGAGGCAAGCTCGGCCTGAGTCTCAGCCTGCGCAGCCTTCTCGTCGGTGATACGACCGTAGGCCATGCGAAGAGTCGGAGGTACCTGGATGCGAGATGTCTTCAGCCCTCGGGCTTCAGCCTTGGCGATCAAACCAGGGTCGTCCAGAGAGACGATGGCTCGGTTGGAAGCGATGCCCTTGCCGGTGGATGGGACGTAGGATCCCTTACCGACGATCGCACCAACCTGGCGAGATCTGTTGGACAGAAAGTGACCCATGCCCTTGCCGGTGTCCAGCAGGGTAGCCATGCCACCGAACTTGAACATCCGGGCCAGGACTTCGTCAGACACCATGCGGGGAATGAAGCCGGGACGCAGGAGCGTAGCAGCCTTCCACAGGTTGTCGAACCCATCCATGCGCTTGACGACCCAGTCCTTCGCCTCACCGGTGCCACCACGGAATCCCTGGAAGGATCCCGAGGAGCGCTTGACCAGACGGTTGATCTCCTGAACGGGGAAGAGGATATCGTTCGAAGAGAGCTGCGTCTGAGCCATAGGTGAGATCACCAGGCCGTGACCATCCTCTTGACTGATCACCCTGTCGGATCGGACGGGTGTCGCGTTCTCTGCCAGATTGTCCACCGACTGACCCGTCAGCTTGGCGATGTCGTCAGGTGATGTAGCGGCAGGGCCGAAGCGCTGGGCTCCCCCAAGGGGAGCCTTACCCGTCAGCTCCTGAATCTTAGAGGAGATGCCATCCTTGATGGCGCCCTTCAAGACGTCAGCGATGTCGGGGTGCAGCTTGTTCTCGTTCACCAGGATGTGGTTCATCACCGCATCATGGATCCTGTCCAGAGCCTGAGAGCGTTCGACCTTGTTGCTGCCCGAGTTGTAGATCTCGATCAGCCCAAGACGGTCTTCAGGGTTCATCCCCTTAACCTGCTTGAGCATGTCGAACACCCGATCACGGGCGTCATCGGCGTTGTGGTCGACGAACCCTTGCGGGGTTCGGTCTCCGAAGTTGTGGACGATAGTCATCGGTGCACCCATGCCACGCTTGACCGTGGTCATCAGGAAGTTGCTGCCCTGAGGCTTGGCCTTCTTGCCAGCGCTCAGGATGGTAGCGCGCTCTGCGGCGCTCTCCGTGTTGCGCAGACCAAGAGCACCCATCCGGTACGCCTTGTTGACCGCACCGAACAGAGGTGATGCAGCGGGAGTCCAGTTGTCCATCTGACCCAGCACCGAGCCGAGGTACTTCTCGTTGTTGATCAGCTCATCGTAGTCGGAGTCCAGCGTCTGAAGCTTCCCAACCTTCCACTGCTCGGCCTTCAGGCCGTCAGCGAGAGTGGTCTGCTCAGCAGGGTTGGTCATGTGTAGCGGGGTAGCGGCATGGATGTCGGCAGCAGCAGTGCGGTTGATAGCAGACTGCTGAGCCAGCTTGCCCCACGTCTTGTCCCACCCATCCTGCCGAGGGCCCGGAGTCGCAGGCCTCGGATACGGAGGTTCGAGAAGCAGGTTGGCATCATGCGTAGGAGCCGCAGTAGTACCGGGCGTCTTGCCAGCAAGCTCTCCAGCGGCAGCGTCAGCCTCGTAGTTGGCCTTGAAGTGAGAGATCATGGACAGGTTCATCCGTGTGCCCTCAAGGAGCACTCGGTTGTCCATAGCCTGTCCGACCTTCTTCAGGACGTCAGGCGCGGTCTTAGCCAGGTCTGAGGCTGCATTGGAGTCACCGGCGGTGAACCTCCAGAGCTGCTCCATGTTGTCACGAGGAGTATCCTTGGCCAGCTTGGCGATGTCATAGCGAGCCGGGTTGATACGACGACCTCGACCCCACATGGGGTGGTTGGCAATCTCCTCGGTCGTCCGCCCATCCTGCTTCATCCAGTCGAAAGCCTTCTGCATAGAAGGCGTGTTGGCAACCTGCTCAGGCGTCTGCTGCTTAGCCACCAGGTCGATGATAGGCCCGCGTGTGCGGGCCACACCTGCTGCACCAGGAACGGCGGCAGCGTACTTGGCATCCTGAGCAACAAGCTGGACAGAACGAGCGGCCTTAACCGTCTTGGCGGTACCACCGACGATAGCCCCGGTAGCCGGGTCGATCACGTTGAACATGAAGTCCAGCGAACCAGAGCCGACGTTGTACTTCCAGCTACTCTTGTCCTGCCAATAGTTCTTGTCGTAGATGAAGCGGTTGACGTTCTGCTTGACCATGGCCTTCTCGTGAGGAGAAAGGTTCTGGCCCGCATCACCCCACACGCTTGAGAGAGCGGTCCCTTGACCGCTCGCCTCTGCGGTGTTCTCGTAGTTCATGAACGCCTGGCCAGGCGAGATGTGCTCAGCCTGGTGCCACGACTCTCCCCACCCCGACAGGTCGCCGTTGATGTCATACCGGGCAGACTGGAGGAGCAGGGTAGAGATAGGCTGCGAGATCACGTTGGAGTATGCCCACCGCATGCCGGTAGCGGCCTTGTCGATAGGGTACGAGACCGACTGCTTGGCGATGCCCCAACCAGGGATGTTCGACAGCCAGGAGTCGGCGGTACCCAAGACGCCCGCAACGGCTCCCATGAAGCCACCCTTGTCGGAACGGGCGTAGTCTGCGTCAGTCTTGTACTGAGTCTGCGATGAGGTGAGGTTCTGAGGAACCGTAGCAGCGGTCACTGCGAGGTTGGGGTCAGAGTAGAGAGCCTGTCCCGCATCCGCCATGTTGGTGTCCCACCACTTGCTCATCAGTCACCTCACATAGTCATAGCTTGAATCTGCCTCACAAGGTTGCGGGCAGCGTCAGAGTTACCGTTGTCCGCCATGTACTCAAGGGCGGGGAGGTAAGCCTTCATCTTGCTGATCTGGTCATTGGGCTGCGTAGAGGACAGGGCCTCAGGCCCTGCTCCAGCACCGCTAGCAGCACCATCGGTTACCGGAGTATCCGGCATCGTGGTGTCTGCACCAAGACCGGTTACGTTGTTGCCGGGCGCACCGAACATAGAGCTGAAGTCGGGAGCAGGCGAGCTAGGCGCCTGCGACTGCATGCCCTGCTGGTCTGCCTGGTACGTAGCCTGCTCACCGTAGTCAGCATTGGGGAGGCTCCGGTTCGCCTCTCCTACAGCCTTGTCGGTCCTCGCAGAGAACTTACCCGGACCGCTTGGAGTCGTCATGGAGCCTCCTCAACCTTACTTCGGCATGTGCTTGTCGGTGCCCCGAACAACCTGCTGCGGGTCGAACGTGCCAGACTCAACCGGACCGTGACCGATCCAGGCCTCACCAGAACCGACGACCTCGTGCTGAGAATCAACACGGCCATCGTTGTAGTTGACATCCTGAACGGTGAAGCTCAGCTCCGGGGGAGTGAGCGCGCTGCCCTTGAGGGAATTGAAGACTCCCTCGGGGCTGTGGTCTCCAGCGAAGAGTGCGCCATTGAGGTCGCCTTCATGCCCGCTGGACGAGTTGACCTGGTGGTATGAAGTGCTACCAGAGACGGTCATCTATCCTCCTATGATGTGAATGAGAAACCAGGCGGAGAAGGCGAGCCAAGATACGGTGAAGACCGCCTTGCCTGTCTTTGTGTTGGTGTGGAACCAAGCACGGAATCTTTCAGACAACGTGTCTCCGGACTTCTTGTTGAAGATCCCGTACGTCTCGTATGCGGCACCAGCCGCGAACACAACGCCCCACCCTACGTTAGCGTCCATGTCACCTCTTAAGCTATCGGGCTTTGTCGTCTGGTCTGGACCGAGGCTGTAGCCTGTCCGCTGGACGTAAGTCCAGCAAGCAGGCGCTGCATGTCCATACCGCCTACTTGCGCATTCGGTCCACCGCCTCCAGGAGGGCCGCCGGGTGGTCCGCCTGGTCCAGCACCCTGAGGTCCCGGGCCACCCTGACCCATAGCAGCAGCAAGCGGATTCTGTTCCGCACCCGCAGGCGCTTCCTTCGGGGTGAAGATCTTGAGAACCGCATCGTGTACAGGCTCTCCCTTCTCCCTGAGTTCGATCAGCTTGGCTATCTTGGAGAGAGCGTCTACGGGATCAGTCTGGCCCTGTAGGGCCATCTGGGGGATGGCCTGAGCGTAAGCCATCATCCCTTGCTTGAGTGCGTCGGTGAACTGTTCGTTGTCGATCTGCGTCTGCATCTGGACTACGTCGATTCCCATGGGCAACTGACGCTGGAAAAAGTCTCTAGAGATGAGCTGGTCGCCCCGCAGTTGGAGCAGACCCACGATTGCTCTGGCGGGATCTTGACCAGCAGCGAACCCGTAGGTGACATCCACCGTGTAGTTACCGGCGATGTCCTTACCCGGTATATAGGACTCTTCGAATGGTGTTCCCTGGGCAGTTCCACGGATCGTCTTCTTTTCTGTAGGCCAGAGCTTCTCGTCCATCTCGTAGGCCAGCATGATAGCGTGCCTGAGAGTCTCACCGATCACGGTCTGGCCTGTGGTCACGACCGTGTTGAAGCCACCCATAAGGGCCTGTACGCCCTTGCCGGTGATGATAGAGGCATCCAGGTTGCCGGAGCGTACCTCAGGGCTTCTCGTGCCTGTACGCAGCTCCTGCTCTAGAACCTGCCCCTCTTGGAATGCGGCTTGCGGTACGTCGATGCCAACGCGACGGATCTTGTCGGGGCTGTCTGTGCGGATAACGGCGTCGTCGCCGAACGTCATCTTCTGCACATCGCGGGGAACCGCGAGAGGAGCACGCACCGTCTTCTCTGTAGCCTCAAGACCCAGGAGGGCCATGCGAGCCTTAGCGAGCTGGACCCAGATAGCGTCATCGTAGGCGCCGCGAGTCTCGTTATCGAAGCCGGGCCGGTTGCCTATCGCCACGAACACCTTACCCATAGGGTTAGGCATCTGGTCGACCAGGCGGTTGCCGTGGTTCGGAAGGTAGAGCACGATCGTGTCGGCATCTACATACTTGACGACTTCGATCTCACGCTCAGCCCAACCCATGTCCTCCTGGCCTACAGCGTTGTGCTGTAGAACGCGGAGGAGGAAGGGGAACTTGGAGACCAGGTGGATAGCCTCTTCGCGCCACACCTTGGAGTAGCTCTTGAGGCGGCCGAACATATCGGTCTCCGGATACACGCCCATAGGATTCTCAACCCGGATGTGAGGACGCTTCTCCTCGAAGTCCGGCTCGATGACGTAGATCGCCATACCGTAGGTGGTGTAGTGGTCTGCGAGTTCCACCTGCTGTCCGGCCGTAAGGCCGGACGACTGAAGGTAGTAGTTCGCAATCTTGGTCTTCTTGCCACCGAACTTCCGAGCCTTGTCGGTCGTCAGGATTCCGGTGGTACTGTTCACAGAAGGCATGGTGCCCATAACCTCAGCAAGGTCACGAGCGCTTGTGTCGATCAGGTTTGCAACGATCGGCTTCGGCCAGGCTTCGGGCATAGAGCCCGGGATGACGGTATCGATGTCACCTGACCGGACGTCGTGGACGTCTCGGTGCCTCTGGTCACGATCCGAGGCTGCACGGCGTAGTGCTTCGACGCGGCTATAGATGCTTTCGAGCGACGCCATGTTACCTCCTTAGATCACTTCGGAGGCGCTACCTTGAGTAGCGCCCACGTCTTGGGACCGAAATGCCCGTCGGCTGCACCAGCAAGTTCAGCATGCTGACGCTGGAACCAGGCGACGCCCTTGCGGTCGCCGGGACCGAAGATCGGGCCAGGCCCAACCTTGTAACCCTTGTAGCCAGCCCGGACAAGAGCCTTGCCGACCTCGGTTACCAGCTTCGAGGTGCGGCCGTAGAAGAAGTACTTGTCGCCCGGGAAGGGCGCGTAATGCGGGATAGGCTTCGGGGCGGGGACGGTAGGCTTAGCTGGAGTGTCCTTGATCTGAAGGATAGCCTTCGCCTCCGCCACGATCAGCGGGAGCTGAGCCACCACGTGCGAACCAGGACAGGAGGTATGCCCGCCCCACGCCGCACCACCAAGAGCATGGTAAGCAAGACCCTTATCGCCAACCTTGTTAGCGAGCACAAGCGGCACACCGTACTTGGTGTGCGCCCACGCGAGGACCTTAGCGTTCGCAGTGATCTGCGCCTTGGTCAGCGAGTCTCCGCCTCGGCCTTCGTTCTCGACCGAGAGATAGGTGCGGTTACCAGCAGCCTGCGCCCAAGCGCGGTCTGCGGTATCAACCCACTGTCGAAGCTGACCATCCTTTCCTGTACCAAAGTGAGAAGACGCGTTGGCTGCCGGGTTGTTGAACCACGACTGGGACCCCTCTAGGGTCCCGTCCATGATGTGCACAACAACGCCGAGAACCTGATCCTGACCTCCCTTGGTGTAGTTACGGACGGAGTGCCATACGGCACCCGAGAATTTAGCCATTAGTTCCACCATTCTCCTGAGCCGCCATACATCGAGGTCTGGCTCAGATAGTCGAGGTCGATCGTCGTCTGCTTCTCTTTGTCCCGAGGGGACTGGTACTCGTTGCTAAGGTGGAACACGGACTCGATGTCGTTCACGAGTTCACGTGCTCTAGTCTCTGCAAACCACAGCGCCATGACCGTGTCCTGCTTGGCCTTGGACTGGGGAAACCATGTGACGAGCTGTTCGACGAGGGCTTTGATGCCCTCGTTCTGCGCACGAGAGGGAAGCCTGATGAGGCCCCGGTCCTCCAGCGCACCATCGAAGAGCATCGCCATAGAGGCAACGCCGAAGTCGATGTCGTTCTTGTTGGCTCCGGTGAAGTGCTCTTTGAGCACGGTACCTCTAGAGCCAAGGAAGTTGCGGAGGTCGCGGTTCTGGGTGACCATCAGGTTCATCGCGTTCTTCTCGATGACCCACTCGTGCATGTGGTACTTGACGGTCCAGTCTTTCAGCTTGTTGAAGAGGTCGTCTGGCTTCTGATTTGGAGCGGTCCAGACGTCCAGAACATATCGCATTCCGGACATACGATCCACGCCAAGGACGAGGGCGGCTGCATGGCCAGTGATGGCAGGGTCGAACCCACCCACGACATAGAGGCCGTCCATTCCGTGTGGACGGTGACCGGGTGCCCCTGAGGACATGAGCCCGGCTGCTCGCATGCCGTCGATACTTGCGGCCACTTTGTTTGAGGGAAATATAGCATCCTCTACGACCTGCTCCTGCTGGTAGACCATCTTCCAGTTCTGCGGACTGGAGGTCGCTCGCCTTCGGGCGAGCGCCTTGCCTGAGTGCCAGGGGTAGAGTCCGTCCGGCCTTGCTTCCACCAGCTTTCTTGTTCCAAGCGAAACTGGTGGCCGGTTGGTGACGGGTGCGAGAACAGTCCAGTCGTCTGGAGACTCGGCAAACTCAAGTACAGCAGGCTGCGTGAGGTAGGTCCAAGGTGACTGCTCATCCTGCCCGTACCATTCGGGCTTCTGAATCTCAGAATATAGCTCAACCGGAGCAAGCCGCGTACCGACCAGTAGGAGAGTTCCTCCTGGATAGGTGAGTCGGTTGATGACCTCTCGCTGGATCCAGTCGATCTGCTTCTCGAACTCATGAGCGTTCTTTCCTGTCACGGTATCGTCGAGGATGATGAGGTCAGCACGGTTACCGTAGATCTGACCGTTCATACCCAGAGCCTGCACGGTAGGCGTCGCCTCGCCGGAGTCTCGGGCTTCCGCGTTCACATAGATAGAGTCAGCAGTCCACGACGCGGAGTTCGCATCGAAGCCACCGTCGGGGGCGAAGTCTGCTTGCAGCTTCTTGTAGGAAGGGTTGGCTCCAGCCAACCTGTCTTTGATCGCCCTGAGGAACCGCTTGGCCATCTCCTGAGTCTGAGAGACGATGATGATACGCACGTTCGGATCCTGACAGATCCTCCACGTGGTGTAGTTCACCGTGATAGTGGTGGACTTCGCATGCTCCGGAGGGGTGTTCACTATGATCATGCCAGGGTCACCCTGGTGGAACACCTGTACCTCGTGGAGGTTGCGAGGAGGACGTCCCTCCAGGACGTCATACCACTGAAGCTGATGGTTGAACAACTGGGTGTCCAAGTACTCCATGCAGAACTCGGGGAAGTCGGGAACCTCTGTGGTAGCAGCCAGAGCACCGGCGGTCCTCATCAGACGGTACCGCTCATACACGACGCGGAAGCTCTTGTCCGACGTCTTGTAGTACTGAACGGTCTGCTTGGTGATGTCCAGATCCCTGCAAGCCTCAGCCACCGAGATACCATCCTTCATGTACCTCAGGATGGTGTCCTTCTTCTCCTGCACCGTTCGGTTGGCCTTCCGACCCCGCTTACGCTGGATCTTCTTGGCTTCGACAACGTTCCCGTCGTCGTCCAGGTAGACAGTGGCCACTTGCTGTACCTCCGTTGACTCTCCTGTTTGCCATGGGTGCCTATAAGCTCCAGGGCCGCTAGGCCCTGGTACTCAGCGGGGAGAGATTCCGCGTAAGAGGACAGTTAAGGAAACTTGCAGTGGGTTGATATAGCAGACCGTGTGCACGACCAGCCCCCGGAGGGGGTCTGGTCTGACGGGTGCAGTTGGCTGTGAGCCTGTGTGGTTGTAGGCGCCCATGGTAAGTTTTTCTACTCATATACAGTACGGGGTCTATCTCGTCCTTGCGCGCAAGCAACGTTACCTACTCTTTACCAACTATCTACGGAGAGTGATGGAAGTGGTGTGTCATGGTCACTCTGGGTAGAACTTGTACCTGGCAATTCTATGGCAAATTTATATGGGGTCTCACACACACAGTGTCCGCTCCCAGTTAAAACCCCCGGGTCCGACATGTCCTGCCGCCTCATGAGATGTCACACTGTGTCCGACTTGGGTAGCTGTGGGTAGATCATGGTGATGTGGGCTGCGCTGGGCTGCTCATCTGAGCGGCGTGCTGCACATGTGTACACATGGTATGGCTAGGCTGCAATATGTAGGACATATGGTCCTGCTAGCTGCGATTAGTTGGACATATTGCTCAATCGCCTTGGATTGTGGGGGTGGACTATGCACCCTGCCTCCACATCGCAGGTCATACACGCGCGTGCACGTGCACGCATGCACCCTCATGGTGGGCAGCAGTAGCCCTGCTCTCTCCCCGCCAGCACCACAGCACACAGCCCCTCACCTGCACACCCCAAGATTCTTTAGGTTGGGTGTTGACAGGTGGGCACCGGAAGAGGATTGTTCTACCTGTCAGCACAACCCGCCACGAAGGGGGAGGCGCAGACAGCAAGAAAAGAGGGGCTTGACAGACTCGCAAGAGTCCTGGATAGTCCTCCTCAGCCGGAAGGCCAGCCACACGGTTGGATAGGTGGAGGAGCAGGTGAGCGCAGAGTCTCGAAGAGGCTGAGGTAGCACCTGGAAGCAAGATCCTTGAGAACTGAATAGAGAGTCACCTAGCTGTCGCGGTTGATGCCGACAGTGTGAGCGCAGCCCTTGCGGGGCTGCTCGTAGACTTGTCCTTGACGGTCAACGCGAGCTAGGTAGTCCAAATTCCCTGTAAGAGCTTGAGGGTGCACGTGTGCTGCCACAGGCAGGTGCACCCAACTGGCTCCGCAGGAAGGATCAACATGGAAACGTACACGGTCTATGTAATCATCGACGGTGAGCTGATCGGCAGGAACACCAAAGCCACCTTGCGAGAGGTGACCGATCTGGTGTCTGACGAGGGCGACCCGTTTGACGAGAAGCTGGACAAGCTCCTGCTCTCTCTCCGCCTGGTAGGCTCGGCCGTTACGGCCGACCGCTACAAGGTATACAGCACGGACGCCGAGAACACTCTCAGCGTCCTCGTTGCCGTGAAGAACCCGTGAGTACCAACTCAGCCATCATAGGCTTCTTGGTAGTCCTGCTGTTCTTCATCGGTAGCAACTGGAGTGACGATGAGTGAGACCACGCACATGTATGGTGAGCACGTCATCAGGACCGACAAGGTTGGTGGTGGCACTGTAGGCCAGGCCTACGAGGGCGATTGGAGAGTCTCTGTCTCCCACTCCGCCAACATCATCTTCGACGACATTATCACCACAGGGGTGCGTAAAACGCACAACCAGGTGGCATGGATGGCCTTCGAGTACGTAGAGACTCAGGGCTACTAGCAGGATGGGTGACAGGCAGACACTCAGGTTCGAGTCCTGAGCACCTACTCGGGCGCCCGTAAGGGGCGCCTGGCACGTCAAGGGAGTGGACATGATCGAGATCACCATCAAAGACGTCGTCGAGGGTCTGCATTCCCTCGTGGACCTCAAGGGTGAGGAGTATCGCTACCCGCATGCTGGGGGTGTGTGTCTCTACGTAGAGGGCGGTCAGCCTTCGTGCATCGTCGGACACTTCCTCCACAACGCTGGAGTGCCTCTGGAGCGCCTCGTGCGGGCCGACGGGGGGGTTAGCGACAGCCTCGGCGTCCCCGCCGAAGACCTGCTCGTAGACTTGAGGAGCGAAGGCGTCATCAACTACACCGACAGCAACGTTGCCCGCATGCTCCAGATCGCTCAAGGCACGCAAGACAGTGGATATACCTGGAGCCACTCCGTAGGGCAGGCTGTACGGTCGTATCGCTAGGCAGTAAGCCTCGCAGGCAGGCATCTACGTTCGAGCCGTAGAGAGGCGCTAGGGCAAGGCGAAGGCCTTGCCTGTCTAGGGAGGACAATATGGACAGCGAAAGCAAGATCCTCACGTTTGTTGCGGGGCTCTTCCTTGCTGTGATCGTGCTTGTAGCTGTAGTGGCATGCAACGACCCTGGTGGCAATAGCGGCGGGTACTACCCGCACGACACCAGCCACGGCTACTACGACACGCACCACCATTACCACTACTACCCTAAGTATGGTAGTGGTCACGTGAAGGTGCAGCCTGCACCCCGCAAGGGCAACGCCCCGGCAGTCCGCAAGTTCGGCGGACCGTCGTACAAGCGTCGCTAGGCACCTAGCCCGAATGGCATACTCTCTGGTTCGAGTCCAGAGCGGGCACGCAGTTCGATGACCAAGGGAGTGGGACATGTTCAACAGCCTCCAAGAGATCAAGTGGGCCAACAAGGCTATCGGCCATCACTGGTTCGATGAGTCTTCTATGGCGTTCTTCGACTCCATCCTGTATCCGGAGCTGGTCCAGCACCCCGAGGGCGCGTTCTTCGTGTCTTCCGAGCGTGAGGACTTCAACTCCCCGAGGCGGTACACAGTCCGTTTCGCCCGCCTCACTGGCGAGGTGAACACGGTGGGTACATTCTTGGGCTTCAACACCAAGGCCGAGGCTCTCAAGTGGGCGAGTGAGTATGAAGCAGATCAGGATCGTTAAGACCCCCAAGAGGCCCCCTCAGGGGCCTCCTACAGACACCCGGACACCTAGTGGCAGGCCGATGCCCTACTAGGTGCTCGTAGGCTCACACAAAGGCGTGTGGGCAGCCCCGAACGGCCATAGGCTGGTTCGACTCCAGCCCGGGGCGCTGGACATCACACACAGTGACGTTCTTCGCGAAAGGGAACATGATGGACATCATCCTGTTTGTCCTGGTGGCGTACATAGCCTTCAGGGCTGTCGGAGCCCTCCTCAAGTCTCTCTACAAGTAGGAGTAGGCCGTGGAGATCGGTAACGAAGCAGATGCCAGGCTTATCCGCGACTGGGTACGTGCCTGGTATGGCGAGGAGAAGTACCCTCGCACCACTCAGCACATGAGGAGCGACCCCCCTGAGGGTTGGACCTACCTGGGTGAGGGCTCGTTCCGTTCGGTGTGGCTGTCACCCGACGGTGTTGCGTACAAAGTGCAGCACCGCCCCGACAGTGTCCAGTCGAACGAGGGCGAGTATCAGGCCCTGGAGAGGGCGCGGGACAGAGAAGCCCCTGTAGGCTCTCGTCTCCCCGCCTGCTCTTTCTACCCGCTTGGCTTCAGCGGTAACGGTGTGCTCGCTATGGAGCGCATCGTTGGCAAGACGGTCTACGCCCTTTACTCCTGGGATCAGCCCAAAGAGATCACCGACCTTATGTGGCAGATCGAGTGTGCCTACAACCTGTGCGACATGCACAGCGAGAACGTTATGATCGAAGAGTCGACCAAAGTCCTGATTCCGGTGGACTTTGGTCGCTGACTCGGTCACCCTCGACTAGCGGCAGATGAGTGCGAGCCTCATCCGAGGGACAAAGAGAGCGCACAGGGCGTTCTCCACTATGATCTGGAGAGATCATGGGCATGATCGGCAACGCGGAAGATGCTCTGTTCATCCGTGACTGGTACCGCGAGGAGGCCTCCAAGCACAAGTGGGGGTACGACTACTTCTCCAAGGCAGCCCCTGAGGGCTGGAGGCTGCTTGGGGAGGGCTGTTACCGCACTGTGTTCGCGTCCCCTGATGGGGTCGCCTACAAGGTGGAGCAGTCCCCTCGGGACCCTGACGATGACGACTATGAAGGTTGCCAGTCCAACTGGAGTGAGCATGAGAACCTGGAGCGCCTCCGCCTTGAGTGCGAGATGCCTCCAGGCTCTCGCCTTCCTCGGCATGAGCTCTACGACCTGGATGACGAAGCGGTCATCGCTATGGAGCTGGTGACAGGCAGAGAGCTGGACAACTACTCCCACAACGACGGCCCCGGAATGGGCTACTGGAGCCTTAGGCGTGTCCTGATGGACCGTATGGGCATCCAGGACTTGCATGGCGCCAACATCATGGTTGACGAGAAGACAGAGGAGCTGGTACCTGTTGATCTCGGCTGGTAACAGGTAGCCTGAGCAGCACACACCTAGGTGCGAGTCCTAGGCAGGCACTAGAGCACCCTTGCGGGGTGCTCGTTCAGAAAGGGAAATCATGGACAAGTGCGTAATCTGTCACGTCTCTCTCTCCGCTGATCAGTGGGGCTTCTGCTCCGCTCTCTGCGAAGAGCTGCGTAGCGCTGGTACCGAACCTCGGTTCGACTACGAGCCTGAAGACGTGGACGCTTAGCACGCAACAGGAGACCGTTATGATCGTTTACCGCCTCGCACACAAAGAGGTCATCGACAAGCGCGTCAACATGCCTTGCGGCCCCTACGCAGGCTCCTGGTACGTTATGGAGTGGTCCGATAGCGACCCCAAGAAGCTTGAACAGTTCATGGAGGCGCGTGAGAAGCTGGTCAGTAAGTCCTGCACCCGCATTCACCTCACGCCCTACGCCGACCGCCTGCTCAACAACATCCAAGAGTGGGAGGTCTGCGGTTTCGCAGACCCGGTCTCGCTCAGGCGGTGGTTCAAGGGATGCCTGAGGACTCTTCAGGCTGTAGGCTTCGAGGAGCAGCAGTACGAAGTGCCAGAGAGTGAAGTCAGGGTTGGTCTCAACGGCCAAGTCGTCTTCGCTGTTCTGAACGCAAAGAGAGTAAGGGGAATAAAGTGACAGACGAGTTCGAAGACTGCCCGATGGGCGAAGACTGTGCAGTCCATCACCGGATCGATGAGGCGGTGTTCGACGAGGAGACCGAGTACGGCCGTATGATCACATACGTGGGAGACTACGCTGTGGTCACCACCACCAACCCTGAGCTTGAAAACCCGGCCCTGCTTTTCAAGATCTGGTCGGGCAAGCTGCTGAGCAGCGACATCCCTCCGGCGTACGAGACGTGCGTCATCCATGTCGGTCGGGATGCACTCTCAGGGGCCCGCAAGTTGGCCCTACAGGGCCAGCGAGATGCGGTCAGGTTCATCCAGACACACTCCTCCTGGGAGGCGTTCCGAGACGCTCATGACGTCGTTGTCGAGAGCATCAAGGAAAACATGATCGATGTGTCTCGGTCTGCCTATCCGCTGGAGAAGTAAACCTCTGCGCACAGCCCCTTCGGGGGCTGTGCTCGGTCAAAGGTGCACAAGGTCTGCCGAAATATAAGTAGGCGCCCCCTAGGCTGGTCCCCGATGATGGGGTTCTTCGGCCTTGTGCATCTCTGTCCGACAGGAGGGAAGCAATGAAGGCATACGTAGCGTCCAAGTCCAGCAACATACATTTTGCACTAGAGCCCGACAACGTCATCGCAGTGTGCTGCGGCGGACTCAACCCCTTGGGTGACGCGCGGAGCTACGCCTACGATGAGACCAAGGCGACCGACGGGAACACCTACGTCTACGAAGTCGACCTGAAGCGAGTCGCTGGCTACAAGGTCATGAAGCAGGTCATACCCTTCGGCGAAGAGGCGAACCTTGCCTCTCCCTTCTAAGTCTGACCAGATCAAGGCCGTCATGAAGTTTCTCGACTCAGACAAGACTGAGGGTCGAGAGCTTGAGGACATAGCTAAGGACATCGTCGAGGGATACCTCGACGCACTCACCAGCAAGATCAAGCTACCTGCTCAGCCTGTCAGGGTGGGCATGCTCTTCAAGAGCCCCACAGACGCGAAGGTGAAGCGTGTCGTATGGATAGAGGGTGAGCGGGTCTGGTACGTCACAGACGGCTCGCTGTACGGCTGGCTAGGGCTCTTCCATGACGACTGGTGGTCGCGCTGCGAAGAGTTCCGTCCCCGCAAGAAAGGGGCGGACGGTAAGATGGCTGAGATGACAGACGATGAGATCGCTCAAGCGTGGGACAACGCTGACTACAAAGTCGGCGAGAAGTTCTCACAGAACCAGCGAGCGAACACGTTCGAGATCATAGCTGTTGGTCCTGTATGCGTGTTGATGCGCAACGTCAAGACTAACGCTCTGGTCGCGGACAGCAACAAAGCGTTGGAGAAGTACTACCGACGAGAGCTGGAAGTAGGTGAAGTAGCATGGTGACGGTCGCGCAGCAGATGATCGGTCACGGAGTTGGTGGCGCCCTAGTGGTTGGCGTCATCATCTTCTGGCTGGTCGGTCTAGGTAGCGGAGGCGGTAAGCGTTGAGAACCAACACGCTCACATTCGTGAGCGGACTCTTGCTAGCAGGTGCTGCTAGCGTCGCAGTCCACTGGTACGACCGAGCGCATCGCTTGCAGGATGCTATCGAGTACATGGTGCAAGACGAACTTGACGACGCGGACGAAGCGCTTAGGTCCTGGTCCGCAGAGGAGTAGAGATGAAGAAGTTTCTGACGATGCCGCTGTACAGCTTCCTTGACATCGTGCTGGGAAGTGCAATCTACGGCGTGGTGCACTACTTCGTGACCCGCTAGCAAGAAAGCCCCGCCGAAAAGGCGGGGCTCCCATCGGGTAGTTCTTAAGTTGGGGAGAGTCTGATCGGCTCGGGGGTTCGAGTCCCTCACTACCCGCTCAGCCCTCGTAGTCCCGGATGGTTCGGGCGTCTGCGGAGGCGTTGGTAGAAGGCTCTGTACGGCCGCTGAAGCCATTGCGAAGCGACCCCAGGTCCCTCTGCCCCAGGAAGGCCTGCAAGCCCCCTAGAGCTACCTCGTGGCGCTGCTGAGCAGCCTGCCTGGTGATGTTCAGGTGTTCGCCGATAACGGCGAACGTCTCACGGTACTTGTAGCGCCATACCATGATGTTGTAGTGGTCTTCTGGAAGGTGTTCGATGGCAGACTTGACATCCGAGTAGGATGCAAGGTTGTTGCCCGAGTGACTAGGGTCCTGCTTGCCTCTCGGCATGGCGTCAAGGGCTGTAGCAAAGCTTTGCCAGTCTTCGTGGCTGAACACCACTTCCAGGATGCTCTTGATCAGGTCGAGCGAGTAGAAGAACTTGTCCTCTTCGGCGTAGCCGTAGAACTGTGCGTCCTCTGTCTTGAGATGGGTCTGTGCTGCACGCACAAGGTACCCGATCAGCACGTTCTCCCCGTTGCTTTCGCTGAGGACTCTGGTGACCGTGTTCTTGTTCTCCATGATCCACACCCAGATCTCCTGCTTGACATCGGAGACGTTGTGGTGGGCAGGGAAGTTGGACTTAGCGATTCCGGCAGCACGCTCGACTGCCGGAGTCAATCTCGTGTAGTCGATCATCGATTCCTCTTCACGCTCGGGATGGTCCGACAGAACTCGAACCACTCTTCTTCGGTCATCTGACCAGACTCCACTATCGGCGCTGGAGGGCCGATACCTAGCTCTAGCTCCATCTGCCTGATGTAGTTGTAGTCAGGCCTTGAAGGGGCCTTGAGGCCCCTCCTGAAGGGCCACATCTAGTACCTCTTGCCTCCGACGTAGAAGAGTCGGTCCACCATGGTGACCAGCTCGGGCCAGACACGCTTGCCGTCGTCGCGCAAGAGCGCGAATGACATCGTCCAGTTGACCGCTCCGTCTTTGACGTAGGTAGCGGCGACCGGATCCATGATGCTTCCCACGTTCATAGTGAAACGCGGGGTGACCTTCCCGTTGTACCCATACGAGCGGGAGGAGAGGAAGGGCTGGTGGGTATGACCGAATATGAAACTCTTGTGGGACCCGTATCGCTTGACGAACTTTGCGTCCCAAGCGGAGGAGGATGCGCAGTACCCACCGCTCTCGTGGCCGTGTACCGCAAGCACGTTGGTGGCTACCCGCAGAGGACCCTGTTCGTACTTGACGTCAAGCTCCTCAAGGGCGAACAAGGATGGGATCTCCAGCGCTCGGAGAGGTCCGAGTGGCGCAGCGTACTTCCGGACGAAGTCCCGGACTCGAAGGTCATGGTTCCCCTCAAGCCACGTGATGTCAGCTACGGGAGCAGCCTCCCTGAGGGGTACGAGGACGTCTTTCCTGAATCCGTCTATGTGCTCCTGTAGGGTCGCCTCGAACTCGCCTGCGTTACCCTTGGACCACTGAGACACGGTCGGGAAGTCGACGCCATCCCCGATCTGGAGGATCGCGTCCGGCTGGATGTCGGCAGCAACCTGTACGATCTTCTTCAGCACCACCGCGTCATGGTAGGGATACTGGATGTCGGGAAGTACCAGTGTTGTCTTCATGTGTACCAGTTTAACATGGTGCGGGTCTGTAAAGGTCATCAGTGTAAGTGTGGCGCAGGTCACAAGTACTATCAGAATTTTCAGAGAGGAATCGACGTGGCACAGATTCGTGAACCTCGCGGACGTGAAGTCAGCAACCAGGAGGGCGGACTCGACAACGAGTCCGATCGGATCGTAAGCATCTCCGACCTCATCCTGGCCATGAGTGACAGCGAGATCAACGCACTGTTCGAGCGCTTCATGGTCAGCACCGTGATGCGCATCACACAGTGAAACAGGTTTGAGACAGCCTGGTCCGGGGTATTAAATGAGTAACAGGTTGCGCACCTTGCTGCACCCCAAGGGGCGCCAAGCGCCGCTTGATAAGTGCAGAATAGGCGCCCATGGTTAACCATGGTATGCCAGACCCCCTTAAGGGGGTCTGGCTTCAACGGGTAGAGAAGAGTAACCATGAGCAAGTGGAACCGGTCGGTCAAGGATACGACCACCAACGGGTTCGATGTGGTCCGAGACTTGGACTACCAGTACACAGGTAAGCTGATCCGCAACGGTTACCATGGTCCGTCGACCCGGAGGGCCGACGACTGGCGGGATGAAGGTACTTGCAACACTGAAGATCCCTCTCTGTTCGAGTACGATGACAGCGAGTCATCTGAAACGCAGTGGCCCAAGATTCATCAGGGTATGCAGGTGTGTGCAGGTTGCCCGGTTAGAGATCTGTGCTACGCTGACGCTTCTCCCGCTAACAAGTATTGGACGACCCGTGGGGGTCGTCCTCCTGAGGGTATGTTCGAGGACTCGAAGGCTCCCGATGAGCCTTCCCTTGTTCAGGCTGGTGGACTCAAGTCTCAGGTAGCCAGGAATCGCAAGCTTAAGGAGAAGTGCAAGTGGGGTCACCAGAACTGGGTGGTCCGTGACAACGGTAAGCGTCGGTGTGTAGACTGCCGGATCCTCGGTGACAAGAAGCGAAGGAAGAGTGATACCGTGTGAGCATGGACTACATCTCATACTCCCAGTACAACAGCTACACATCCTGTCCCCGCTCGTGGTATCTCGGCAAGCTGCGTAACGCTGAGGCCAAGCAGACCTGGTACATCCCGGTAGGCTCAGCGGTTCACGCTATGATCGAGGATCATCTCTCGATCAGGCAGCATCGTACGGACTTGGACATCGCCTCCGCTGAGCACTACTTCTACCCGCTGATAGCTAGGCAGCGGTTGATCGAACCTGATACTTCCAAGTGGCTAGCGGGAGGCCCGAAGGCCTCCCCTACGGTGGAGGAGAAGGCACTCCAGTTGGTCAAGGACTGCTTCGAGAGGGCCCTTGAGTACCTGGATGAGATAGATGTGTGGGAGGTGGAGTACGACGCCTCAGGCAGCCTTCCAGGGCTTGAGGTTCCACTCAAGGCGTACATCGACATCATCGGTGAAGACAAGAAGAAGAAGATCCCCGTCATCTGGGACTGGAAGACAGGTTCAACCAAGCCGGGCAACTTCCAGCTTGAGACGTACAAGGTGCTGCTTGAGACTCAGGCCTTCTCTAAGAAGGCCGGTGCGGCTGCTGCCTCGCTCGTCGAGAAGGGTCGGTACATCATGCTGGCGCCCGGCAAGCCTGTTACTCGGTACGTGGACCTCACCTCTGTCGAGCCTGTCAAGGTGGGCGAGAGGTACCAGAAGGTGTACGAGTTGATGCAGGCCAAGCAGTACCAGGCCTACGCTGGCTTCGACTGCGGGTTCTGCTTCAACCAGGACAACTGTCTGGTGAACGCGGGCATGACCAAGCGTGCCGTCCACTACGATCGGAGTGAAGAGGATGGATATCCGTTCTAAGGCAGCAGTAGCTGCCGCTACGTTAGCCCTTGCGGGCCTCTGTACGCCTGCCTACGGGGCTGGCACGTTCACCCTGGTATACAGTGACAGCTTCAACGAGACAGCCCCTCAGGGAGCCTTCAGTGGCTGCGCTGGTGACGGTGACTTCAAGTGTGCGGGCCTCAAGGCCGCGCATCCTCACTACTACAGCACGCTTGGGGCGTACCCCAACGGCTGGCCGGACACCGCAACCCAGCGAGGGTATGCTCAGGGTGGGTACTACCGCCCTCAGTCCACGATCTCTGTGATCAGGCAGTCCAACGGCGACGGCCAGCTCCGAGTCAAGATGACTTCAGATGGTACTGTGAACAAGGTCGCAGCAGTCGTTCCCCGCAAGTGCATGAACATGCGGTACGGTAAGTTCTCCGAGAGGTTCGTCGTCCGCACTCGGACGGCTGGCTTCAAGACTGTGCCGCTGCACTACGGGCCGAACGGTGAGGAGGTGGACTACCCTGAGGCCGGAGGAGACTTCTCCCAGGATCCCATCTCTGTCTTCACGCACGGCTTCAAGGAGAGCGCCACCGATGTGGCGCCCAACGGTAGCTGGACATCGTGGCACACGTACACACAGGAGCGAGTGCCGGGACAGCTCAGGTTCTACCTTGACGGGAGGCTGGTCAAGACTGTAGGTTCGGACTACCCGGTAGCTACCGACTGGATCCTTCAGTCGGAGTCGGCACTCAACAACCAGCAGGCAGCAGCAGGTAGCTCGGTTACGATCGACACGACCTGGGTATCCTGCTACAAGTACACAGGATAGGATCATGGGCAGTCGAGAAGACGACCTGTACTGGAACGACAAGGAGTGGATCGTTCAGGACGAGTGGGACGATCACGATGAGAGTATCGTGCTGGACGAAGAGCTGGACGACGAGAGCCTAAGGGAAGAGTGCTGATGTCCAACGAAGAGACCTATACGTATCGCGTTTTCCTCGGCATCGAGACGCCGCATGTTGGCGTCTCGGACGGGGATGAGGTTACCCTCGAAGGGTATGGCTACTCCGACCAGGACTGGGACGCGCTCACCGCTGGTGAGCGAGAGACTCATCTCGAAGAGTGGGCCGAAGAGAACTTCTGGAACTCCGGCTACGGGTACTACGGAGAGGTCAAGAAGTAATGGCTGAGATCGAACTCACCCTGCCTACCGTGCAGTACGGTAACGTGAAGGTGCGAGCCACTCCCGAGGAGCTGGGTCTCACCAACGTGGCCAGCGCCTCCGATCTGGGTGTGGCTGCTGCGGTCTACGTCAACCTCTTCACTCAGGGGTTTAAGGTCGGTGCTGCACTCGATGTCGAGATCGGCAAGGGTGTAGTCGAGTCCGAGGTCGGCAGCCCAGAGGCTGCCGCACGGCGACTTGACGACGACCTCAAGCCTCGCACCGTAGATGAAGCCAACGCTATGGCTGCCGAGGTCATCAAGCGTGAGCTTGGTGCTACGGTGGTCGAGGAGACGGATGTCCCCTGGGAGGGTGAGGTTGACGCCTCACCCAAGCCGTGGGAGAATGGTGGGAACAAGCCCACCAAGGTTGCAGAAATCGACTGGTAATAGAGGAGAAACAAGACACATGGCTACACTCGGAGACATCTTCGGTAACGGTGGCGGAGACAGCGCGCCGTTCGCAAAGCTTCAGCAGCCTGGCGATAAGATCGTCGGCGTCATCCTGGAGGAGCCTGACACCCAGGTTCCGGTCTACCAGTTCAGCGACAAGGGCCGAGGCCCGCAGAAGTACTACGTCCAGACCCCTCAGGGCTGGAAGGTGCTGGCTGAAGGCACGTTCGACGCCGACAACCTGACCCACCGTCCGGTCTTCAAGATCGTGGTGAAGCTCCGCGACAAGGACGGCAAGGACTGGCGTATCGACTTCAACACCAAGCAGGAGAAGGATGCGTTGAAGGCGGAGATGCAGGCTACCGGCCTCAATCTTGAGGCTGGCGTGACTATCGGCAAGCAGATCACCGCTCGTCAGGGCAACAACAAGACGGTTGCAGTCAAGATGGTTGCGGCTAGCTGATCGACAGGGTGGATGGTCGAAGGGCTGGTTCGACTCCAGCCCCACCCGCGTGACACTCACAGAAGAGCAGCAACGAGAGCTTGACGAGATGGCCAAGCGGTTCGAAGAGACGAAGGGGAGCAAGTGAAGGCTCGGGTTCACTACGAGACCACCCACACCACGACCAGCATCGACTGGGAGGATGTGGACAACACCTTCATGGAGTGGGCAAGGATGGTCGCCGATACTGCCGTCAACAGTGGAGGCCTCGGCTATCTGCTCGGATCCAAGGTGGCCATCCCTCTCCACCTGATCGTTCGCATCGAGAAGCTGGAGGACTAGGTGGAGGCTATGATCCTCGGGTATCCGCCCGAGCAGGCTGGACAGATCAGCGTCACGGCCACGAAGGAAGAGTGGCAGTCGGTCATTGACGAACTGCTCAGGGGTGGTTGGGAGCCGAACGAGCCATCCTCCAGTCTCGTCTACTGGCTCATCAATCAGGGGGTGTATGAGTGATGCACGCATATCATCGGACAGAGGCGGACCAGACAGATTCGATCGCGGTGTGCGCCACTCCTGAAGAGTGGAAGATCATCGCTGCCGTGCTGGATGGCACGTACGACTTCGCTGCTATCGCTGGCGACCTGCTCGACCACCTTGCCTCGGTTGGAGTTGAGGTAGATTAAGACACTCGCACGCACAGTAAAGCGGGGAGTAAGCAGCGGGGAACCGCTGCCCTCACCCTGGCCGATCTTTGATGAGAAGAAGATGTCGTTCCGTAGAGGTTCGATCTCTATGATCGCTGGCCCGCCTGGTTCTATGAAGACCGTGCTGGCTCTGAACGTCGTGCGACGCATGGGTATCTCGGTGCCTACGATGTACCACAGTTCGGACTCGGACGATTTCACCATGGCCTCGCGGTCTCTCTCTATGCTGACAGGCACGCCTTCAGATGAGACAGAGCTCTGGGTTATGGCACAGAAGCAGCTCGCCTACGACACGCTCAAGGATATGGACCACATCAGGTGGTCCTTCAAGTCGAGCCCCACGCTGGAGCACATGTGGCGGGAGGCGGAAGCCTTCCGTGAGTTGAAGGGCGAGTACCCTCACCATACGGTGATCGACATCATGATGGACATCGACTATGAGGGGGCTGGTGAGCAGAACTACTGGGCTCTCATGGCAGAGCTGAAGGACCTAGCCCGTGAGCAAGAGACAGCTATCACGATCGTACACCATACGTCTGAGAGTGCCAAGGGTGGTGCTCCACCTCCTCGGTCTGCCATCATGGGCAAGGCTAATCAGCTTCCCACTCTCATTCTCACTCTTTGGGGTGACTCTCACGCGGGTACGCTTGACGTCGCGACCGTCAAGAATCGATTTGGTCCTCAGGACGCGATGGGCAAGAAGTACTTCAAGATGAGCGCTCAGCCTGCTATCTGTCTGATCGAGGAGATGGACCAGCCTGAGGCTGTTCCCCTTCTGTTCAACGATGGTAAGTGGGTAGACGACGAAGACAAGGTCAACGTCTGGGGAGAGAGTGATGGAGATTAAAGGGCTTGGCCCCACCTGCCGGTGCGGCGTACACCGCAAGCCTGCTGGACTGACCAAGCATGTGATCGACGATGGCAAGTGCATCGTCCACCCTGACAAGCCTGCCGAGAAGTATGTTCGTGGGGCTGGACCCCAGAAGGAGAGCAGCGATGACTGAGGTTTACGATGGTGAGGGTCACGTCACTATCGACGAGGCAGAGTATGAGCAGCTTCAGAAGGACAGTGAGTTCCTCCGGAACCTCCAGGATGCAGGCGTGGACAACTGGGAAGGCTACCACTACGGATGGACGGGGTTCGGCGACGATGAGTGACAAGGTGCGCGACCAAGACGGTGATGTCTGGGAGCAGGACGAGGATGGCGGCTGGAGCTTCGAGGGCAACTACCTCCCCGACATCGATAAGCTGGAGATCGTTTGGGGTCCGCTCTCCGAGGTGGAGGACTGATGGCTGACACCCACGAGCCTGTCGAGCGGCCGTGTCCTAGCTGCAACGGCTGCGGCCAGAAGATCAGCGTCTACGTAACCTACGACGAGGACGACAACATGGTCAACCAGCAGGTTGCCGAAGTTTGCAACACTTGCGGTGGAAGCGGAACGGTGAGCTACTGATGGCCACCTGTCCTAGCTGCGCTGGCTGTGGCCAGCGGGTGAACATCTACGTGGTGTACGATGCTGACGGCAACGAGCACCAGCACCAGCAGGCAGACCCTTGCTCGGGCTGCGGTGGGACTGGAGAGGTGGACTGATGCACTGCGGTAACGGAGAGCCTCATCCCCCGCATGTATGGCTGGATGAACTGCGTCGAACGTGGGCTTGTGGTGGCTCGTGAGCTTGGCTAAACCGTGCAAAGGCTGTGGTTCGGTCACCCGCAAGGTGACCGCGCCCGGTCCACGGTGTGCCACCTGCCAAAGAGACCGCCGTAAGGCGCTCAGCGAGGCCTCCTGGGCTCGTGGAATCATGGCCCGGTACGGGATTACCCCCGAGCAATACTGGGCTCTCTACGAGGCGCAGGGAGGCGTGTGCTACATCTGCCAACGAGCCACCGGCAAGACTCGCAGGCTCGCCGTAGACCACGATCACGATACTGGCTACGTTCGAGGCTTGCTTTGCAAGCCGTGCAACTCTATCCTTGCTCACATCAGGGACGACAGCTATGCGGCAGCTAGGATCGTGTCGTATCTGATGTACCCTCCAGCGTTCCGAGAGATAGGAAAGGTGAAGCCCGATGAAGTTTGAGATCGAGATGGACCTAGAGGATCTGCCGATCGAGATGGCGGATCAGTGCCAGCACTCCACCCTGCTGAAGTTCATCATGGACCTGGACGAGCGGGTGTGCGAGCGCAGCTTCACCGTTGAGTTGATCCATCGCCTTCGGGCGGTACTGGAAGAGAGTGACCTGTGACTGAGTGGACCGACGAAGAGGTGACCCTGCTGTCTCGGATGCTTGATGATCTGGGCGACAAGATACACCACTATCCCAGCGAGCACGCCGAAGATGAGGTAGTGGCCTTCAACTCCCTGCGAGAGAGGGTGCGTGGTGAGGCGAAGCAACGCAGGTTCTGGTGGACCTTCTGAAGGGGACTTTCCGTTCTTCCCTATCTCGCCTGTCTTGGTCTACTATGGCGGAGAGGATGCGCCAGAGGGCTACGGGAACCGATCGTACAGATGTCCGTTTCATGGTGACAGAAATGCTTCAGCCACTATCAACACCAACGAAGGCTGGTTCAACTGTCACGCACAAGACTGCCCCAACGGAAACGCAGTCCAAGTGATCATGCAGTGGGAGAGGATCGGGTATGCCAGCGCTCTCGAAAGAGCAGCGGAAATATCTGGAGCGGGCAACGCTCCAGTACGCACAGAATCTGGACGACGCGGCAGGATGGCTGGAGGGACGAGGACTGGATCTGGAGTTCGCTCGTTCAAGCGGACTTGGCGTAGTTCATAACCCGATCCCTGGCCATGAGCCTGCTGCTGGGTACCTCGCTATCCCGTACATGACGGACCGAGGCCCGGTGGCTATGTCCTTCAGGTGCATGCAGGACCACAACTGCAAAGAGGTTCCGTACCACACCAAGTACTGGAAGCGCAAGGGTACAGAGACTCGCATCTACGGAGTCCAAGCCCTTGACTGGGCTGAGGAATGGTGTGTAGCCTGTGAGGGAGAGCTTGACGCTCTCGTGTGGCAGCAGATCGGAGTACCTGCGGTCGGCATCCCTGGTGCTGAGATGTGGAAAGACCACTGGGTGAACGTCTTCGAGGACTTCAGTCGTGTACACTTGGCTGAGGACGGAGACGATGCAGGCAAGGATCTCTGGATCAGAATGTCGGAGAACCTGACCAACGTCATCCGCATGCGGATGCCGGATGGAGAGGACAGCGGTTCTATGTTCCTCAAGTCTGGTGAACAGTACCTCCTAGGCAGGATCAAGAAGTGAGCAAAGAGTTCAGGAACATCTCAGTGGCGTTCATAGTAAACGACCACGATCGCATCCTGGGAAGCACCGGCACCTACATGTATGCCGATGACGTGGTCGAGGAGTTGTCGGATGTGATCCAGGATGCGATCACGGAATGGTATCACTCTCGTGGGCGCCTGTTGCTTGCGGCGGAGCCGATCCTGTGAGCAAGTCGAATCACGACAGCTATCGCGAGTGGGGTGAGTACCGCAAGCAGCGGGAACTCACGAAGGACTTCACCAACTGGAAGAACGACGCTCTAAGGGAGCTGGAAGTGCCCGACAAGGACGAGCTGTACTCGGTCTACATCATCACCAACGAGTGGGCTTCCGAGGATTCTCGCGAGGACATGTCCGAAGTGGTGGACGGTAAGTGGTTCGCCCTTGAGAGCGAAGCGTGGAATGCGCTCAAGGAGATCGCCGACTCTTTCGGCTTCGATCTGGATCCTGAAGAGACTTCGTTCGACGTACCTAAGGGCCTGGCTGTCGGCCTGGTCCATGACACCTACTACATCCAGGAGCTGACTAAGTGAGCAAGCATCGCGGAGAGCCTGACCCGAGCGAGAACGCCGGTCACGGCAAGGACGTCTACTGGGACGACAGCGCCCCGGCGCAGGACAAGGCTGACAACTTCGACGCCTACGACAAGTATCTCGTAGACAACGCTCCGGAGGACAACAGCAACCCGTACCGCCAGCATTGACTCGGCCCGAATGGGACCAGACTTTCATGGAGATAGCGAAGATCTGGTCCCAACGCTCTACGTGCTCCCGCCGCCAGGTGGGGGCCGTGGTCGTCAAAGACAACAAGGTGATCGGGCAGGGATACAATGGAGTCGCGTCAGGTAAGACTCACTGCGATGAGGGCGGGTGTCCTAGAGGGCTACTCAGCTACGATCGAGTTCCAGCAGGAGCTGACTACAATCAGTTTCCCTGCTTCGCTATTCACGCCGAGCACAACGCTATTCTTGATGCTGGACTCGGGGCATGTGAAGGTGCAACTCTCTTCTGTACCGAGCAACCCTGTCGACAGTGCCTGAACCTCATCGAACACGCAAAGATCGGAAGAGTCGTTGTCCAAGGACAAGAAGGCTGACACTGTGGAGATCAAGAAGTACGAGCCTGTCGTTCAGCCCGAAGAGGGCGACTGGTACCAGGTGCAGGTGTTCTTCCGGGATACCAGCCCGTATGCTGGCCTCTTCGGAGGTGGGCCTGCGTGGCGCAACTCGGGGCGTGGTGCAACCACGCTCGAAGGGGTGATCGGCGCCTACGTGGAAGCCAAGGAGCTGTACGCTCAGATTCGTGTCATCAAGACCAACATCACTATCATCACAGAGGACGTGACGCCGTGACTAGCTGGCCGCACATGCGAGACGGGCAGCGCCCCGGATTCCTGAGCAACACCGCTGTCATCGAGCCCGTCAAGATGGAGCTGTGCAACGGGTGCAACGGTTCTGGTTGGGTGGACGAGGTTGTCTGGATCGCAGACCAGATGCACATCGAGACCAAGCCCTGTGGGGCTTGCGGTGGGACTGGTCGAGCATGACTACACCCGTTCTCGAACCCCCGCCGCGTCAGCCTGGAGATGAAGACGAGTGAGCTTCGAAGTCAAGACGAAGGAAATCCCTGTCGGGGATGACCCGTACGTCGTCATCAACGCAGAGAAGGACGGCATCCCTGCTAGCGTGACTATCACCCTGCACTTCGAGGGCGACTGGTCCAACATCTATGACGACATGGATGAGACTGAGGATGAGGCTCGTGGGGCCACAGCAGGCGAGATCTTCGCAGGAGTCCTCAACATCTTCAAGTAAGATATGAGGCATGTCAGAGTGAGCAGGGCCCCTTCGGGGGCCCTCTCCTTTCGGATAGAGGTGCACGATGGGGAAGAAGTACGACGACTACGCGAACGCAGCAGAAGCGGAGAACGTGTCGAGGGCTCGCCTCGAAGCAGAGTCGATCGGCGGGGATCAGGCAGCGGTGCAGCAGGCCAGTGACGACTACAAGCAGAACAATCTGATCGCCCGTGAGTTGTGGGACGAGTTCAAGGAGGACCCGCAGGGATGAGCATGTTCCCTGAGCGAGTAGAGACTGCGCTACGACACACGATAGCCACCCTCGACTATGACCTGCACAAGTCGCTTGAGTGCGACGAGCAGACGGGCGAGGACACCTACGACGAAGTGACCAACACCTTCCTGGAGTACTTCGAGGAGCACTGATGAAGCTTGTACGTGATTCGTGGCAGCCGCTTACCATCGTGGTCGAGACGCACGAAGAGGCCGAGATCCTTCACAAGATCATAGCTATGGTATCCGATCAGACCGAAGGGCGAGACGGGAACCTAGTCCCACTCTTCATGGCGCTCGGTAAGGGCCTGGACGCTGACTCCGCCTATCGGGTGAGTGGTGAACTGACGATCAAGGATTACTGCTAGAGTCAGGGCACAAAAAAAGAGGGGCCCCCGAAGGGGCCCCTCTTCTCTATCTACCTGTCAGTTACTCGCCGCTCCATCCGAAGGGGTGGGGCCATTCGAATCCAGCCCGAGAGTCGACAGGAGCTTCTCCACTGCTGGAGTCTGCATAACCCGCGACGCCAGTGAAGCTACCGTCACCAAACTGGCACCCAGTCCCGCTGTCGCAGACAGGCCAAGAGCAGGGACTAGAAACGGTACCGCAGGGATGAGGGCGATCACCAATTGGATCGCTGTCCTCGCCGGTTTGATCCACTTGTTCATCAGTTACCTCCGACATATCGGTTCCTCAATCTTTCGATCTGGATGGCAGTCTCCAGGCTGATGACGCCCGTCGCGTCAATCCCGAAGAGGTGCTGTAGCCCCCGGATATGAGAGACGGTACGCTGGTCCATCTCTCCAGTTTCTGGCACGCTGAGCGTGCGCTGGATGTCGACGATGGTCTCGCGGTTGTATACCTGGAACGGACTGTTAGGCTGCGACTTGTACCAAGTCGGAGTCAGCTCTTCCTCGTCATGCTCCGTCATACCTCAGGCCCCCACCTTGTTGGCGATACGCTCTACAGTCTCCTTGACGAGACTGACGTTCACGCTCAGCTCTGCTACCTCCGCCCGCTGTGTGACGAGGTTCTCCAGAACCTCGACCCTCGAACGGAGATGGTTCAGCTCGCTGTCCTTGCTGTCTTTGTCGGTCTTCAGCAACTCCACTTGAGTCTGAAGCATGTCGACAGTGTCAGATGCGATCTGGCTGGCTGCACTCTTTCCTGTCAGTCTACCACCAAGGTAGCCACCCGCTCCCGCTCCAATGGCTGCCGTGGTAGCTATGATGGACTGTATGTCCATGGATCCCCACCCCTATGTAGATTCAGCGACCGTCCTAAGGACGACCGTAAGGTAACCTCCAAGCGTAGACGCGTTAGAACCAGGCGGTCCTAGCTGCGTATACTTCCAGTCGTCAACCATAACCAGAGTCGAGATGTCTTCTATCAGCTCTTGGAATATGATGACGTCGCCAGTCTTCGCTTTGTTCTTGAAGCTCTCGAAGCGCTGACGTGCGTACCCGTCCCCACCCAGACGCTGACCACCCTTGTCCATCTCCTCATCGAACAGGAGGAAGGTCTGGGTGATGATCCTCTGGCGTGTAGCTCCTGGTAGAGCCTTCACTTGCCACCCGTTTAGAACGCCACCCACCGTGGCGTCCCCTGAATTGCGGGTAAGAGTGAACTTCAAGGCTATCCAGTTCTGCCTAGTAGCTGGCTGCGGTGTCGATACGTCACCCTGGTTGGACTGATAGGTAGGACCGTACGTGATGTACGGGATCTCCTGCCCATCTTGGGTCAGCATAGAGAAGCTGACGTTACCTTGAAGCGGGGTCGGTGTACGGAGAGAAACAAACCGGTAGAGTTTAGGCTCTTCCGTGTTGTATCGGATGCGACCTGTCTTCAGATAGCCCGACGCTACAAGCGTCGCGGCGTTGACAAGCATCGCACCGAAGTTCTTGATGGTGAAGATAGGCCGGTTGGTAGAGCCGAAGATACTCACCGACTGCACAGGACCGGTACCTACAGAGGAGTACACGTCACGGGCGTAGGCGTACCGTACAGCCTGCGTGGACTGCTCCTGGATAGCTGCACCCAGGTCCACCCTGAAAGTCCCGGAGGTGCCATCGTGGGCCGTGTCAGACCCTACCCACATGAACCTGTCGAACCCGGAGATGCCGGTACATCCACCGGTGGGCGAGAAGAGGAGTGGTCCGTAGACCACGTCACCGTTGTTGTCGAACT